TCCTTCGAGGTTGAAATAACTGCCATCTTTGTCTCCCAAAGTTGTAAATGAAATATGGAAATGCGACCGGTGAGGATTAGCGCCATTATATTTTCTGCGCTTCCATCCAAGTATCGGACTCATAATTTTTCCATCAAAAATAATGTAAGCGATTCTTTTATCGCCCTTTTTGGCTAACTTGCGAATCTTCTCAACTAGTGCGTAAGCCTCTTCTTTGTGAGCTGATAAATCAGAATCTACATCTATTGCTCTAACGATTCCTGACTTAGCGTCTGGTATATGGTCAGAAGTGCCTTTTGCAATATGCCTAGAGTCAGCAATCCAGCCGTCAGACTTACGATCCCTATCAGGATAATCGTCATCAATTTGATTCCTTAATTGAATACCAGCTGCGCATAGTTTAGCCATTTGCTTCAATCCAACTTAAACTATCTTCATCCCAAACCCAGTATTTACCTTCTGGTCTGGGCGTTGGCGGTTGCCAATCAAAGTTTTCATCTAAAGTCCAAGATGGGTAAGGTTGCACACTAATAAACACATCATTAACTGCATCATAGTGAAAGCCAACTCCAGCAAATTGTTTTCTTATGTTGTTGTTATATGAAGTCCGTTTGCAGGTTTGACCTCTAAAATTACCATACCAAGTTTCGGTATCTAAGCCTTGAATAAGTTCAGTTTCATCTATGCCAGTGATAACCTCAGTTACTAAATTATTTTCATCTAAAAAAGCGTAATGTGCCATTATGCCCAACTCACATTTCCTGTGCCAGCAGTAATTGTTGCTCTTTTGTATCCACCGCTTGCTGCACTTTCTGATCCTGTTAAACCAGCGCCTATTGTAATTGTTTTAGTATCTGGATACCGCAAAATTACCACACCTGAACCACCAGCTCCACCACCGCCAGCCGCCTGAGTTTTACCACCGCCACCGCTACCACTATTTACTGAACCTGCTCCAGGCGAAATACCAGCATTACCACCGCCACCACTACCACCAAGACCACTTTGTGCGCCACCACCGCCACCTGCATAAGTAACAGATGAACCAGTAATACTAGTTGCAACGCCATTACCACCTGCACCATTTACACCATTTGAGCCCGCAGTATTTGCTCCACCGCCACCGCCGCCATTATTACCACCTGCAAAACCTTGATTTGCGGTCCCAGCTGCGCCGTTAGTTGATAGACCTTCTCTACCACCACCACCGCTACCGCCAACTGCTGCTGCATTTGTGCCTGCACCGCGTCCGCCGCCTGTGCTTGAAATTGTAGAAAAAGAAGTTGTATTGCCGTTCGTATTAGAAGCTCCACCAGAACCAATAGTGATTGAATAATTTGTGTTAGGGGATAAAGAAAGGGCAGATTCTAAAGTTCCGCCGCCGCCTGTTGCTGTAACTGTGCAGCGCAAACCACCTGCTCCACCGCCGCCACCACCAAAAGTAGCGCCATCTCCATCACCGCCGCCACCACCACCAGCAATTACTAAATAATCAACTGCAAAATTGCGCGGGTAATTTTGTGCAGCAACAATCCCGAGTAATGGCATTACGCAATATCCCCAATTACATACCAAGTATCGGTTGCGACTTTAATGCAAGAAGCGGCTGAATACTGAGCTCTCAATTTAGGAGCAGTTGCAGAAGCTCCAGTTGATGAAATCGTAGTAGTGCCTGAAGTAACTGCCTTGATTGTCGTTTGACCTGCACCGATTTGAATAACATTAATTATTGATCCAATAGGAAAAGCAACTGATGCGTTAGTTGGAATTAAAAAATCATTAGCACCAGCAACGGACATAGTTACTAGCTTGTTGCGATTATCTGTGAGGACTACTGTGTAAGTAGCAGTCTGGGCGTTTAAGGTCATTTGCCCTACCGCGCTATCAAAGCCATTACCTACTGTCCTTATGGCTGAAGCGCCGTCTTTAACTAGGTCGGTATCATCTGGAATAGTAATACCAAAAATTGCGGTCGTAGTCATTGTTCTCCTTTAGCCTACTATTGTAGCGTTCTGCCAGTCCAAAGTTGGACTAATTGTGTTCCAATATTCCGTTTCGGGGACTGAGTTCCAGCGGAACGCCTGAAGCGAAAATTCAAGTGGGGATATATTCATCGTTAGGTTTAATTGATTTAGACTAGCCGTCCAAGTCCAACCTTCAACGAATCCAAGGAATGTCCCATTTACCATATTAGTAGGCAGGTTATTGACGCTTAAGGGCATCCCCATAAATATATTTAGTAGGCTATTTCTGTCGGTATCATCAATTTCTGAGCTGGCCAATGGGAAGGTTATCTGCCTTAAAGCAAATTGAGGATAGGCTCTAATTGTTAGATAAAAGGCAGCTTGATCTTCGGCATCACCTTGGTTGCGGAGTGTGGTAGATATGGTAGAAGCAAGAAGGCCATAATCAGATATTGAAGCAGCATCCTCATCAGTTACTTCCGAGCCTGAAGTGCCGTAGTTGATTGTTATTGAATTTCGGACATCACCAGCTCGCTTGAGGATTGAGAGGGCAGGGCCGATGGCGTGATTGCCATCTAAATCGACATAGCCGTTTGCTACTAGGTATTGAGATCTATGTCATAATCCCCAGGAGTATCGATACTACCTAGTCCGCTATTTTCAGCATCTTGCCATTGGACTGTCGGATCATAATTATCCCAAGTAGATGAAGATGGAACTTCATTCCATTGGTCAAATAATACTGTTTCAAGTAATTCTAAAATTCTATCGCCGTCGAATTGATGGGCAAAGTTGCCAACATATACGGCGCGATTAAGTCGAGCCAAAGCTCCTACTGCAACTATTTTAATCTGCTGACTTGTCGCAGTTGAGCCAGAGGTCTGGACTGTAATATCTAAATCAGTAATAAAACCGCCAAATAGATTTACATAAGTTGCAGCAGAATTCTGAACCTCAATAGTAACTGCATCATTGATTTCATAAGGGACTGATGCCTCAGCCGTTTCGATGAGGGTTAGATTGCAATAACCTGCAACTGCCTGAGAGTAAATATCTGTTCGGCCAGAGGTAATAGTAAGTCCGCTAAGAGTCGCGCCAGTAACTATTGATCCATTGACCTTAACGCGATAAACGGGATTCCAAGCGGTCATAGAAGTAGTTGCTCGGTTCCAGCGCCTGTTCTGCGACCTGTGTTATTTAGGGCTGAGACAACTGCTCTAGTAAAGCCTTCTTCATCTATGGCTGACGGCGCATTTACATTAATAGTTACACCAGCGTTATTAGCTGCAACTGTTCCAGCGACATTAAATCCAGATGGAATTGCATTACCGCTTGGCACTAGCGTTGATGGTGCGCTAGGAGTTCTAGCAGCTGGAGCGCTGGGAGTAGTGGATGGCTTAGGAGCTGCTGGAATGCTCGGCCTTGGAGCAGTAGCAATCTTTGGAAGTGTTGAGCTGCTTGGAGTGCTGGGGGCTGAGAATGATGGCTTAGAAATAGTAGATACATTAGGCAAAAGTGGGACGGCATTATAAGCGCGAATAAGAACATTTATTGCATCGATTGCAAAATTAACTGCGCTCTTAATTCCATTAACTACTGCGCCAATAACATCCAAAATACCACCAGCAACTTTGCCAATAAAGCTAAGTGCTCCGCCAAGGTTATTGATCAATACCGGGACTACGAAATCTTTAATAAAGTTATAAAGAATTGTTAATGACTCTTTATTTCTAGCAATAGCATCCGTAACTGGCCTAAGTGCTGCATCCTTAAATTCTATAAACTTAGGGATAACTGTGTTAATAAAATAATCTAATAACCTTTGTAGGGTAGGCAATAAAGCAGCTCCTACCGATTCTTTAGCTTCGTCAAAGCCCACTTTAAGTCTTGCTATTTGGCCTTCAAAGGTATTGGCTTGAACTGTTGCTGCACCACCAAAGGTTTCGGCTAATTGCTTTACTGTGCCTTCTAATCCAAGGGTTTTAATTTCGGCAGTTGATAAGCCAACACCTAAACGGCTTAGAGAGCTAGTATTGCCTTCGTAGGCTTTACCGAGAGCATTAGATACTGTTTCAACACTTTTGCCAGTAGCAGCTGAAATATCTAAAGCTAAGTTTAATAAATCTTGGGACTTTGTTACTGATCCTGTGGCAGTTGCTAGGCGCTGGAGTGCTGGGCGCAATTGGTCATCAGCAACGCCAGTAGCCAAAGAGGTTTTAAGTATCTGCTCCTCGACTGCTGAAATTTGGGCATCGGTTGCAGCAGTAACATTTTTCAGGGCATTGGCTAAACGAAGCTGGGCAGCCTCATCTTCAATTGCTGCCTTAACGCCATCAACGGCCAACTTGACTGCATAGGCCGCTGCTGCTGCCGCTGCTGCTGCAAAGGCAGCTGCTGCGACTTTGCCAAACTTTTCTAACTTGCCGCCAAAGCCTTCAACTTCTTTAGAGCCAGTATCAAGCTTCTTTTTTAAATCATCGACATCAGCAAGAATCGAGAGTTTAAGTGTTCTACTGCCAGCCATTACTTATCCCACTCTTTCAATATTTTGGAAAATGCTTCTTGCCATTTCTTTATCAATTCAGGCTGAATCTTACGAAGGGTTGGGTAGATAAAGTAGCCAGCATTGCCGCGACCTTTGCTGGGTGTTCTTCTCGGGAACTGACGCAAGCGATTAGA